AACGTCGGCGTGGGACGGCTCGTCAACCGAGGACCCGCGAACGTCGCGCACACGCTGCGTGATGACTCAGCGGATCCGCACGCGCTCGTGCGCAAGGGCATCGAAGCGCAGGTTTACTCGCACGGGCGCCAACTCGGCGGGTACTCACCGCCCGTTGAAGTGACGGTGGCCGCGAGCTGCCCCGTGCACGCGCGCGAGCTGCACAAGTCGCAGAACCTCTGGAACCCGATGGGCCCGTGCACGTGCGGTCCCACGCCCAACGCCTACGGGTGATCGATGGCGTGGTACGACGACATCCGCGGAGCGACGGGCAGCGCGTTCACCACCTTCGGCGAGTGGATGGTGAAGAGCGACGACGACGTGTCGCCGACGGACATGAACGACGCGCTGAAGAGCGCGGGTATGGGCTTGCCCGAGCCGACCGAAGAGAAGCCGCGCGCGCTCTTCCATGATCCCTACTCGGTCATGGACTGGGGCGGCTGGCGGCAGCGCCCGTCGTCGCTGACGTACGAGACGCTGCGGCAGATGGCGACGAGCAACACCGTCATCGCTGCGATCCTCAATCTGCGCATTCATCAGGTCGGCGCATTCTGTCGACCGCAGCAGGGCAAGTACGACAGGGGCTACCGAATCATTCAGCGCGACCGGCGCGACAAGAAGAAAGCGATGACTCCGGCTGAGCAGAAGGAGGCCGAAGCGATCGAACGCATGCTCGAAACGACGGGCTTCCTCCTGCCGAGCGAGCGGTACTCCGACCGCGACAACTTCCATGCGTTCTGCAAGAAGTCCACGCGCGACATCCTCACTTATGACCAGTGGTGCTTTGAGAAAATCCGCGACCGAAAGGGGCGGGTGTCTCGCTTCATCGCGCTGCCGTCCGAAACGATCCGCCCTGCGGTATCCGACATCGAGCACATGGACCCAGCCGAGATCCGCAACCGCGTGAGTCACGTGCAGGTCTACGAGAACACCGTCATCGCTGAGTTCGCTGCCGATGATCTCGCGTGGTGCGTGCAGAACCCGCGCAGCGATCTGCGCACGAACGGATTCGGCTTCAGCTTTACCGAACAGATTGTTCGGCTCGTCACGAGCTGGCTTTTCGGCTTCGAGTACAACACGAAGTTCTTCACGCAGGGCAGCGCCATCAAGGGACTGCTCAACATCAAAGGCGCGATCCCCGACCGCCAGATGCGAGCGTTCCGGCGGATGTGGTACTCGCAGATCTCGTCGATTCAAAACGCGTGGAAGACGCCGATCCTGAACAGCGATGACATCCAATGGGTGTCAATGCACTCGGCAAATCGCGAGATGGAATACGCGGCGTGGATGGACTGGCTCACCAAACTCATCTGCGCGGTCTTTGGCATCGACCCGGTCGAGATCAACTTCATCTTCGGCGGCGGAGGATCGGGCGGCGGCGGCAGCGCGATGTTCGATCGTCGACCGAACGCAGCGGAGGTCACCGAGAGCAAGGACAAGGGCTTGCGCCCGCTGCTCACGCACATCGAGGACCACATCAATCAGCACATCGTGTGGGAGCTGAACCCTGCGTTCGAGTTCGCGTGGACGGGCTTCGACGCCGCGGCCGAAGCGGTCGAGCGCGAAGCGCGCATGACTGAAGTCACGAAGGTGAAGACGGTCGATGAGATTCGCGCAGAGATGGACGAAGAGCCGCTGCCCAACGGGCTTGGCGAGATCATCCTCGACCCCACGTATTTCCAGTGGCTGATGAGCAAGCAGGCAGAGGAGCAGGGAGTACCCGGCGAGGAGGGCATGCCGCCGGGCGCAGCAGGGCCGCCAGGGGCTGCTGGACCGCCGATGGGACCGGAGGGCATGCCGCTCGCGGGGGGCCCTCCTGCGGACGATGACGACGAAGAGGACTTCCTTCAGGGTATGTCGGCGGATGAAGACGACGACGACAACGACGAGCTGCTCGCGGCGAGCTACGCGGTGATCGAGCAGACGGAAGACCTGTTGCGTAAATCGAGCTGGTACCTGGACGGAGGATACTGATGGGCGTGCGCACGAATGTGGATCTGACGGTGCAGATCGGGCAGGACAATCAGCTCTCGGATCTCGTGTTCGATCGCGACATCACCGCGGTACTCGACACGCTCGACCACGCGACCGCGATCGTCGCGACTCTCGTGACAGGCGAGACCAACTTCGTCGTGCCTTTCGGTGACGTGGCGCAAGCGCGCCTGGTCTACATCGAAGCCGACGGTGAGATCGCGGTGACCTTCGGAGGAGGGCTCGCGACGGCTGCCGTTGTCACCGCAGTGGGCGGTACGTACGTGACCGGCTTCGCGGGTGGCGAAACAGCGACGCTCGACGTGAACAACGGAACGACAGTCGCTGTGATCTTCACGGTGGCGGCGCAGGCGCTCGCCGACGTCGTAAACGAGATCAACGCGGCCGCCGCGTTGGTTGGGCTCGGGCCCATCGCGAGCGCTTTCAGTGGACAGCTTCGGCTCACCAGTACAACCACGGGGGCCGCGTCGGAGATCGAGGTGGTCGCAGGCGGCACCGCGCTCGCCACGCTCGGGCTCACAGCCGGCACTACGAACGGAGCGAACTCGACGCCGGGGACGTCTCCGGTATCCGTCCGGCGACCGGCCGACCCTGCCGGCGCGTCGGCCGCGGCGGGCGTGGACGCGTTCCTGCTCGCGACCGTGCAAACGACATCCATCACTATCGACAACACGGCGGGGCAAGACGTGCGCCTTCGCGTTGCCATTGCGGGTGATCTTGTCGCAGACCCGGTGGGCTGCTGAGCACTCTGTGGAAGAGCAGCCGCAGGGGGTGCATCGCGAGGCACCAGCGGATGAGCGGGCCCGACTAGGGCCCGGCGAAGGTCGTACGTTCGACACGCAGCCGCTGCTGGCTGCGCTGCACACGTCGATCGGCAAGGCGTACAGCGCGCAACTACGACGGCTGCTCACTGCCATCGGCGAGTACATGGAGATCGCCGTCATGCGCGGCGGCACGCTGCTCTTCACGCCGGCCGACATCGAACACATCCGTGCGCTCGTTCGCGATTACCACCTCGCGTTCGTCGTCGGCGCGGTGCACCCAGATGCAGCGGCTCCCCAAGTCGTGCAGAGGCTCATCGACGAGGGGATACTGCCGCAGGATCTGGCGTTCATGCATCGGCCACAAACGCCGCGGCACCTGCCGCCCGTGCGCCAGACCCTCATCGATACCAGCTTCGAGTACGGGCGCTCGCTGGGCCCCCTGCGAGAGCACCCAGCGATGCGCGCGCCGGCACCTGCGGCGGAGATGGTGCTCGGGGAGTTCGAGGCGCGCCGCTCTCCGCCTCTCACGCCCGAGGAGCGAGGCGCGCTCGATTGGGCGAGGACGAGCGCGGCGACACACATCACCGGACTCGGGGACCGGTTCGCGGGGGACCTTGCGACGCGCGCTGTCGAAGCCGACCGAGGGCAACGCAAGCGCTACGAGCAGCTCATCCGTGATCAGGTCGCGCTCAACATCGAGAAGCGGCAGAGCTGGCGCAAGCTCGCGAGTGAGATCGGGGATGCGACTGGCGACTGGTCTCGCAACTTGAAGCGCATCGCTGCGACCGAGTCGCATGGCGCGATGCAGGCGGGCATAGCGGCGGGACTGAAGAAGCGCGAGAAGAAGGAAGCGGAAGACATCTACGTTGCGAAGCAGCCCGCACCCGACGCGTGCGCAGACTGCGTGCGCCTGCACCTCGTCGCGGGTCCCGGCTCAGCACCGCGTGTGTTCAAGCTCTCCGAGCTGGAGGCTAACGGCACGAACGTCGGGAAGAAGCGCAAAGGCTGGAAGGCTGTTGTCGGCGCTACGCACCCGTGGTGCGGTTGCGAATTGATCCACGTGCCGGAGGGCTGGGCGTTCGATGCCGACGGCAATCTAGTACCCGAGTTTATGACGAGAGCCGGATACTTGGTTTCGGATCTACGCAAAGCGATGGACATGACCTACGGCGACGCCGTGCCGGAGAGAGGCGTAGTGATCCGCGTGGGTGATCCAAAGCTGCGCGAGGCGTGCGAGCGCATTGTCGCGATCACGCCTCCCGAGATCTTCGACAAGCGCGTCGGCGTCACTCTGATCACGACCGACATGCCTCGCGTGCAGAACCCGCTCGACGAGCACGACTTCGCGTACTGGACAGCGAACGAGATCCGGTTGATGCACAACCTGCCGCCCGAGAAGATCGAGCGCGTGCTGCCGCATGAGATTGGGCACTCGCTGAACGTGCACCTGATGAACAAGTTCGGGGGAGTGCAGCCCGTGCGCGCGTGGCATGACAAGCTCTGGGCGATCAGCAAAGAGGAGGGTTTCGTCAGCGACTACGCGACGAAGCTGCCGATCGAGAACGCGGCCGAAGTCAGCATGCTCTACCTGTACAACCGCAAGCGTTTGCTGCTCGTGTTCCCGCGCCAGTTCGCGTTCGTTCACAGGGACTACCGCGAAGTGTTCAGGAAGCAGGCAGCGGCGTGACTGTCTTCTCGATCGCGCAGCTCACGAGCTTGAAGAAGGCCGGGCCGTACATCGGGCCACGCGGTGGGAAGTGGGCCGACGCCAAGCACACGATCCCATGGAAGGAGGAGACCCGTCCGAAGAAGGGAGCGCACGCTGCTCAATTTCTCGCAGCGACGACGCCGAAGGAAGAAGCAGAAGCCTTCTCAGCATGGCTCCATGCAGATTACGGCGGCTGGAATGTGGCGCTGGGGCACAAGCACCCATCTCCCCAGGCACGCGATCGCGCAAAGAAAGGCGCTGCTGATTTGATCCGCGAAGCGTCTGACCCTGCGCACCCTGAGCACGCAGATGCGGTGGATTACCTGAAGAGCGTTCGCGCTAAAATCCTCGACGCGCCGAAGCGCGCGAAAGCTGCGAAGGATGAGTCGCGCCAAGCAAAGGCTGACGCCAAGTGGGAAGCGCAGGGGGTCGAGATCGACGAGTCGGACCCTCCTTCGCTGAGCAAGCTCCGCGGCAAGAAGGTGTGGCTCTACCACGGTACTAGTTCGAAGCTCATCAAGCAGCAGCAAGGGCTCGTGCCGTCGCGAGAGCACGGCAAGAAGAGCAACGTCGGTGCGACATCCATGACTCCGGCGGATCCGAATTTCGTATTCCTCACAGCCCGAGTGAATGGCCCTGCGTCGGCAGAATTCTACGCTAAAAACGCAGCATCAAAGCACGGTGGAGAGCCCACGATTGTGCGCGTGCTCGTGGATGCTGATGATCTCGCGTACGACCCTGACGATAATGATATCCAGAGTGGCCGGTACCAGTACGTCACAGATCGCGTATCGCCAGAGCAGGTCAAAGAGGTCGGCGGTAAGCGCCAGCTGGAGACCGCGACCGTGAAGAAGGGCGGGCGGAAGCTCCACTACCGCACGGAGTTCCAAGGGCTACCGATCAGCATCGAGAACCGCAAAGGGTCGAAACGCTACTGGACCGACCACGAGAGCGGCGAGCAAGGCTCGACGAAGATGCTGATCCCGTACGGCTACATCCGCGGGTTCGTCGGCAAGGACGGTGACGAAGTCGACGTCTTCGTGGGGCCGGACAAAGCGAGCGAGCGCGTGTTCATCGTGAACCAACGCGCGGCCGTCGACCTGCGCAAGTTCGACGAGCACAAGGTGCTGCTTGGCTTCAACTCGGTATCCGATGCGAAGAGCGCGTACCTGAAGCACTACGACAAGCGCGGCGAGAGCTTCATGGGATCGATCCGCCAGTGGACGATGGATCGGTTCAAGCGGTGGCTCGACCGCGGCAACCTGAAAGAGCCCGCAGCGAAGAGCGCGCGCGACGACGAGCTGCGAAAGGCAGGCCCCTTCATCGGGCCGAAGGGCGGGCTCTGGGCAGACGCCAAACACACCATCTCGTGGCGCGACAGCATCGGGCGCGCAGGGCCGCGCACGGGCGCGATGGACGTTGACGAAGCGGAGGTGCGCAAGACGGTCGACGCGCTGATGACGCACTTGAAGCAGTTCCCCGGTGAGAAGGAAGGCGACCCGCCGGTCAACTACGTGTCCCACAATCAGCAGATCCCGCCGAAGGCTCTCACCATCACGCGACCCGATGGAAAGAAGATCCCGCTGTGGGTGGGGCTCGTAGGGGAGAAGACTGCCGCATCGGTGCTCATGCGCGGCACCGTCAACAAGTATCCGACGACCGAGGGCGGTTATGGGCCTGTTAGGTCGTTCGGGACCCATGTGATGGTAATCAAGTTGCGGGTGCCAAATGGGCGTTACGAGCCGAAGGCGCTCGCGCGCTCGCTGCGCAACACGCTCGCGCATGAAGTTGTGCACGCTCGTGACGTAGACGTCGAGAACGTGTTCGCGACTCGCTCGGTGCAGGAGTTCAAAGAGAACCGCGCGGCCAAAGAAGAAGAAGAAGGCGGGTACGCCAACTACCGGAACGAGACCCACGAAGTCACTGCGAGCATGCGCGAGATGCACCGCGAGCTGATCGATCACAAAGCGGTGGAGACGCTTCTAGAGAGCGAGGAGTTCGCGAAAGAGTCGCGCGCCGAAGGCTACCCGCGCGCACGTGCGTACAGCCCGATCGAGTGGGCAGAGATGGCTAGCCAGAAGTACAAGCTCGACATGGAGTACTACACGCCAAAGAACCGTAAGCGGATCCTGCGCATGATCGCGGATACTCATGCGGCAGTGCTCGCGGGCGGTGTGAAGCCGATCGAGAAGTCGTTCTACATCCCGCTACGCAAGGCTGGCCCGTTCGTAGGTCCGCGCGGCGGTCTGTGGGCGGATGCAAAGCACACCATCGCGTGGCGCGCGGACTACGCGAACAAGGAACGCAACGAGGCGCGCATCGAAGCGCTCGGTCGTCAGCTTGGGCGCGCCATCACTTCAGGCAGTGAGGGAGATCGCCGTTACGCCGCGCGCGAGCTGGAAGAAGACCACGGCGTGACGGTGCACCCCGAGGCGAAGGGAGCGCCTCCTGCGCCGCCGCCGAAGCTGAAGAAGCGACTCTTCCACAGCGCACCGGCGCACGCGATGGAAGGCATCAAGGAGCGCGGGCTCACGCCGCGCTCTGGCGCAGGGCTCTACAACCACGGCGGGTACGCGCAGCACTCGCAGGGCAGGGTGTTCCTCTCCGACAACTTCAGCGCGGCGAAGCAGTGGCACAGTAAGGTCGGGGACATGCTCGAAACGCGTGACGAGTCGCCGACGTGGAAGCACGACGCCGTGATGCTGCGCGTGAAGCACCGGCGCACTTCGCGAGACCCCGTCGGGGACGAGGACGTGAGCGGGTCGCGGCAGACGAAGTCGGCCATCCCGCCCGAGCACATCGAGTACCACGACAAAGAGCATGGGTGGCGACCGGTGAGCGCATGGAGCAGGGGGAGGCATAGCGAGTTGGACTACGGCGAGGAGGAAGCCGCGCACAAAAGCAACGGCGTGTTCGGCACGCTCGGCATCGGCGACCTGAAGCTGATCAAGAGCGCGCTAGCGAAGGCGCTCTTCATCGGCCCTCGCGGTGGGAAGTGGAAGGACGCCGCCCA